ATGCAGAAGACTCTCATTCTTATGCTGAGCCGAAACCGATGTTCCATCTTGGGAAAGATGAATACGAGGGGCTGCACCAGCGTTATGCACGCCTGCTGGGCAATAGCCGACTGCAAGCCGCTTTCAGCCGCGAGGAGGAAGAACGGATGAACCAAATGCGCCAGGAACTCTCCACGCTCTTCGAGGGAATGATGAAGACGCTCCACAAGGTAGAGGGGGCGCAGTTCCGCATAGAGATACTGGAAGCACCCAGAATAAGGAAATTCATAGAGGCACATGCCGCGGCGCTGGATACATCTTTCCAGAAGGTGGAGATGTCCGATGTCATGAGACGTCGCCTGGAACGCTCCAACTATATCTTCTCCGGCATGAAGACCTTCCATGAGCTCAACGAGGCATTCCCGTCGCTCCTTGATGAGAACGGCAATCGAAAGCCGTTCAAACAGTTCTTGAATGACGTTCAAAGGATAGACAAGACCTACAACGCCAACTACCTGCGCGCCGAGTACAACTTCGTACAGGCCTCGGCGCAGATGGCGGCCAAGTGGGAGAGTTTCATGAGCGACGGCGACCGCTACAACCTCCAGTACCGCACGGCTGGCGACAAGAAGGTAAGGCCGGAACATGCTGCCCTCGACAGGGTAACGCTCCCCATCACCGACACCTTCTGGGAGGAGTATTACCCGCCCAACGGATGGAACTGCCGCTGCACCGTCGTACAGGTGCTCAAGTCCAAATATCCCGTCACGCCGCACGACGAGGCTATGGCACTGGGAGAGGAGGCAACGGGAAAGGAAGCTAAAGGCATATTCAAGTTCAATGCCGGCAAGGAGCAGAAAGCCGTGCCCGACTACAACCCCTATACCATCAGGCGGTGCAACGACTGCGACCTGGCTAAGGGGAAGACAAACCTCGTGTTTATTCCGGATAATGAATTGTGTGCCGCATGCCGTCTTATTAGGGCACAGAAGAACAAGAATACGGGAGCTGCCGAGCGTATTCTAAGGTATGATGAGACAAGATGGGAAAGAACCTATGTTTC